CATTTCGTTTTCAGGAGTTCTTATTTCAAAATCGTTTTCATCTTTTCCATAAGCATAGTCAAGAGTAAAGTCTGTTATAATGCCTTGCTCTACTAATTGATTATTAAGATAAATTAGTTCCATTTTGGCGTACTCCTTGCTTGAGTTAGTGTTACTTTAATGTTTCTAGGGTTAGCATCCCATACAACTGAATTTTCGCCTTTTTCTATTTTCTCAAATGTATCTTCAAGCCTACTTGCAAAAACATTCTCGTAACCCTCATCATTTAAGATGCGACAAGTTTTTTCTTTGGTGTCTATTTGTAAAGTCTGTCCTGATGGTACATTTACAGTAGCACCATAAGAATTATCGCCAATCATTATGCTTGGGTTATTCCACGCACCCTCAAACTCAATAATAGCATCACTAGGTGCGTAGCTCTCGTTATAAACTCTTGCATCTGTTTCAACCATTATCTTTAACCCTGCTGTTTGAGGGTTGTTAGATAAAGCGTGTGGTAGTTTAAGCCTTATCTTATCGTAGTTAGTGTTATAGTTTTGTGAGAGCGAACTACTCAACTGAACAATGTCACTCCAACTACCACTTGAATAGCCTTGCACAATTACTATTCCACTAGCAAAAGTACACTCTATCTTTTTGAGTAGTAGCGAAGTATCATCAAATGTCAAATAACTCTCGCCTGTGTCTTGGAGTAGATATTCAATGCCATCTCCCTCGTATTTTACTAATTCTACATTCTGTGTGGAGTAGCCAAGTTTCATTAGGTTACGATTAGGAATAGGCTCTCCTGATATTAGTGAAATCTCGGAATTAATTGAGCCAAAGAAAGCACCAAGTAATCTTATATATCTACAAGTAACATTCTCAATTACAACTTCTGTTTCTTGTCCACCAACTAATGAGATAGTATCTACTGTTGTCCATTGTTCCTCATCAACTGTGTATTCAACTGTGGTTGTGCCACTAGAATAGCCAACTCTAAATGTAACAAAGTCAAATGAACTAACATCAATAGGCTGTCCGACAATATCAATATCGCCTGACTTGATAACTATTTCTTCGGCCCTCTCGTAGTTAATATAGCCATACATTATAAGTGATGGACTACTCCAACCACTCTCGCCAAAATCATCAACAGTTATATTTGAAAAGCCAATAATATTTATTCGTGTTGTTTCCTCAAGAACTGTTGCTGAAATACTTCTTGCATCATCAACAGTAGTTCCATCCGATATTTGAACATCACAAGAAATCGCTGTGCCACCAACTTCGCTTTTAAGCTCTAACCCACTAAAACTATCAACATCAATAACATTACCAATGTCGAACATTAAATAGTTATCATAACTAAATGGCGCACCATATTTTATCTGTGCTTTTTTATCTTCCGTTTCATAGAACTCAATTGAACTATCGTTTATTCGTGATGTAGGGTACAAACTATAAGCAATTTCGCCAACCAAGTTTCCTGCGCCACTAAATTCAACTGTTTTATCATTCTTCCAATAGCCATCATTTGAAGTTGCAACATACTGAACTGTGGTATAAGTTTTCTCAAAGACTTTTTCTTTAGTAGATGATGTTATAAAACATTCACGATAGAACTCGCCTATATAAAGTCTGCCCATCTGTTCTAAAAAGCAATCTCTATCAAACACGCTTTCTATATGCTCAAGGTTAGATAGCATCTCGCCTTTGTTAGCACCTGTTACTCTTACTTTAAATGGTGGAGATATTAGTTGTTTTTTAAGTGTACTAATTTTAGGGAAGTTTGTTCCGACAGTTTCCCACGCCCACTCATTGTTAAGTAAGTCAGTTTCAGTTAGCATCATATATGGGGGTTCGATTAAGTTTATTATCTCGCCCTCGCTTGATTTATAATATATTGGTATCATTTAATAACTCCTTACTACTCTGCCCATTTCTCGCTCACCTATCTTAACGGTTAGGTTAGAGTTTTCTATTCCCTCGACAACAGCACCTGCTATTCCTTGAATATTATTATTTAGATCAAGTGATGCGTTTATTTGAGATTGCAATTGAGATGCTGATGATTGGATGTCTGCGTTTAGTTGCTTCATTGGATTGTTTTCTTTGTAGCCTTGAGTTATTCCCTCTGCTATACCTGCACCCATCCAATAACCGACTTCTTTTTTCATTCGCTTGGATGGAGAACCAATCCACATAAACTCTGATATGCTTTTAATTATCTCCATTCCAACAGCAACACTTTCAGGTGCAATCTCGAGCATTCCTGCAATGATGCCCTTACACATATCTATTCCAAGTTTGTTGCATTTCTTAACCAAGTCAAACACTCCACCACCTTTAACCCAATCAAAGATTTTTTTAGCAATGTCTTTATTAAGTTCCATTGCTTTAAGAAAACCTAGTTTTAAGTATTTAAAAATAGTTCTTCCAACATCTTTTATTTTCTCAATTGTTTCAGGTAGATTTTCAATTGTACTCTTTAACCAATTGGCAATTTTACTTGGCAAACTCAAAACCCAATCTTTTAGTTTTGAAATGATTTCAGGCATCTTAGTTACGATTTTCGCAACCATATCTTTAAGTCCACTAATCCACTTCTTTAGGCTATCTTCACTAACGAGATTTGAACAAAAGTCACTTATCATTGATGGTATCTTTTTAATAAATTCAAGTATCATCTTTGGTGTTTCAATTGCAATTGCCTTAAATAAGTCTATAAATCCTGTTACAAGCTTCTTAACATTGTCAGGGTTAGTTAGTGCTGTTGCGAACTGTACCAACATTTTAGGGATTGCTAAAATTATTCCCATTATGATTTCAGGGAGTTTGGTAACGATATTAGCAACCAACTGAACCAAGCCTGAAATAATCAAAGGTGCGCTATTTATGATTGCAACCAACACATTTGAAATTATTTCAGGTAACCTCTCAATCAAAACAGGGATGGCATCCAATAACGCACTTACTAAATTATTGACTAAAGTAAACGCCACTTGAATTAGATTTGGTACATTTTGCACTACCAATAGAATTGCATTTATTATTGAATTAACCAAAGTTGTTGCAAGTTGAACCAAGTTTGGAACATTGGATGCAAATGTTTGTAGTGCGCTGATTAGCGAAGTGATTAGAGTATTAACCAAGACAGGTAATTGTTTCGCCACATTATTAACCAAAGTGCCAAGTGCTTTGAAAATCATCGTTACAGCCACAGGGAGCATTTTCGCCACGCCTGTTACCAAAGATACAACTATCTGTGTTCCTGTAGATATAAGCTGTGGTAAGTTATTCACTATTGCTTGTGATAAAGATAATACAAGGCTACCACCTATTTTTAAAATAGTAGGCACAGTTTTTAGTAAAGTATCACTAAAACCTTTCAAGCCATCTTCTATTTCCTTTAAGCCATCATCTTGTTTGCCTTGCACTAATAGTGATAAGCCATCCGTTACTTGAGTTAGCGATGGTAAAAACTTAACAGCCATTTTGTTTCGTAAGCCCTCAAAGGCTGATTGTAGTTCTGTTAATTTACCTCTGAACTCGGCTGACTTTTTAATTGCATCATCCGATAATACAAGTCCTAAATCGTGTGCTTGTTTCTTTAGTGCTTCAACATCTTTGCCTGACTTATTTAAAAGTCCTGCCATTTCTTGTGCTGATCTACCAAAGAACTTATTAGCAATAGCACTTCGCTCTGTGGTGTCTTTGATGCCTTGTAGTCTTTCAACCATTAGTCCAAAGATTTCTTCTTGCGATTTTCCTTTTAAATCATCAACCGATAGTCCAAGTCGTTTGAAGTTCTCTGTTGCCGATGCACTTCCGTTTTTCGCTTCGTCAATAGCAGTAGAAATCTTCTTCATTCCCATTCGCAAACTATCAATTGAAGTACCACTTCGCTTTAAAACATAAGACCATTCCTGATAGCCTTGTTTGCTCATATTTAACTTTTGAGAATTTCGGTTGACTTCAACACCATATTCCATAGTGGCTTTAGTGGCTTTTACCATAGCACCTGCTGTTGCAACAGTTGCTGTTGCAACTGTTGCTAAAGCTCCTGCTGTTACTTTTGCGCCTTTTGCAACTCCACTCTTTAATGATGTACCAAGATTTTTGGCTTGTTTGGTAGCCTGTTTGGTGTCAAGTTCGGTTTGTATTACAACTTTTCCATCTGCACTCATATTCTATGCTCCATAAAAGAGTTCGTTAATCTCTTTCATTATTTCCTTTTCGTTTTTCTTATTCTTAACTCGAGAGAGCGACCACGCTCGTTTGTTTTCCTCTGCAACCTTTTCAGGAGTTCGCTTGTCTTTTTTGTAAGACCTCATAGCCATTATCTCTTTTAACTTACATTCATCAGGTAAACCTATTAGAAGTGCTTTAAATTGATGCCAATGCAAATTCGCTGAAATAAGGTCTATTCCATACTCGCTCATAAAACTTGCGTATATATACTCACTATCTATTAAATAGTCCAAAATCGGCTCGCTAGAGGTGCCTGTGTATTTAGGTAGTGGGTTTTCATTGATAAAAAAATCAACTAATTCTTGTGAGAAGTCCGTTTGAGGTATTCCATCAACAAACAAGTAGATTAAATCTGCAAGTGTTACATTTTTATCTTCTATGATTTTTGAAAACTTCAACCACTCTCGAAAGTCTGTCTTAATTAAATAAGACTTGCCATCAACCGTGATGGCATCAGGCAAGTCTATTGTTAAATCAATCATTATTTTAACCTTTCAACAGTATCAGGCACCTTGCTCATTTTGTCTGCGAAGTCTGTTACTCCCTCGAGCTTATGGATGGTTTCTTCGTACTGTTTCTCTTGGTATTCATCAACAGGTTTGTTATATGAATTTGAAATGGTTAAAAATAAAATTTGTATGTCATTCGGATCACATTCCTTTAACTTTCCAACTAACTCTTCAACCTTTTCTTTTCCAAGAATGTTTCCTAAAGTCTTATACAAGATTTCAGTTTTCTCTCGGTAAGGTTTTTCGGACATATTCGTTTTGTCTGCTTTTTCAAGCATCTCTGCAATGTCTAAAGTATAGTTTGGTAGTTCAATGTCTTGTGAATTAAATTCTATTGAATATTTCATAAATCATAATCTCCTTTATTCGTTTGTTATAGTGATGTCAACATCCACAGTATCTTCGTTTTCATCTGTTACAGTTATAGTTGCTGTAGATGCTGTTGAACTTTGCTCAACTGAAACAGTTACAATATCGCCAACAACTTCTGCTGTTACTGATGTTTTGTCGCTTTCTGCTGTGTAAGGTCTCGCACCACCACTTATTTCAAATGTTTCACTTTCCCCTTTTGCGATCGTTAGACTTGTAGGGATTGCTTTTAGGGGGTTAACTGGGTGTAGAAGTTATGAAAGTAGGTGCACCATCTGAAATAGTGTAAGTTCCCTTTTCGATTGTTCCACCAAATTTAAGCGTAAATGTAATCACTCCATCAACTGTATTTAAAGTTTTCTCTGTGATTGTAACTTGCGCTCTCCACGCTTTAGCACCTGTGCCACCAAAGCAAATCAAGCAACCTGTCTTACAAGCTTCGCCAACAGGTAGATTGTAAAATTCTGTTGCAAGAAAATCATATATAGGGTTTCCCTCATATATTGCGATTTCCTGTGGAAGTTCAGGTTTGTTTGAGTTGATTTCTGTTACAGCTGTTGCATAACAAATGTAGTCTTTATCATCTTCCTGTTCGCCTGCTGACAACTCAAAGATTGTAGAATAATCAATTCTCTTCCATACTGAACTTGAATAGTCAGCATCTTTTGCTGTATCAAGAAATGGAATAAATTGGTCTTTTGTGAGTTTTGTCATTCCACTCATATTGTTATCTCCTTTCGGTATAAGTAATTCGAAAATCTCCACTATATTTAGCGAGGTTATGTGTTGTATCTCGTGATATAGTTGGAGTAGTTGTTAAAGGCTCCACCTTTTCAATATTTGCATTCACAAATGATGGGTAGTTCCTTTGTTTGTCTTGCGTTTCAACCCACTCATTTAGAGCAATGAACTCTTCGTTCATTCGTAAGTTTAAGTCGGACTTTAACTCGTCATAGTCAAGTACAAAATCTACTGAAAACAAGAACTCCACTCTTTTAGTTCCATCAATAAATTCATCAACAGATGTGTCATTACTCACACTATTAACTGATACATTGTTACTCTCATAAGGGGTAACATTGAAGTATAAGTATTTATTTAGTGGAGTGTATGACTTTAGCCAAGTTGCGATTAGTTCGTACTTATTCGTAACCACAACTTCATTTGTAGTTGTTTCCAATGCGTTATTCTCACCGCTTGTTTGTAATTCACTCATAATTTACTGATATAGTCCTCTGTCTGTTTACATATAGTTTTCTTCTTAACTTGATAAGCTCTCTCGTCCCAATGACTACAAGCGTTAGGATGTGGGTATGTTCTAAAATTAAAATCGTTTGTATACATTCGATGTGCGTAAGGTTGTAAGTGTTCAATTTGGTATGCTGTGATATTCACATTGTTTTCCAAATCTCCCTCTTCTCTTGGAACAAACTCTCGGTAGTTTCTGTAAACGCAAGTTGCCACAAAAACTCCTACATCGTGTCTATTCTTAATCTGTTCGATTTTCTTACTCACTCTTGATGTATCAACTTTAATTTTCATTGCGCCATCACCCTGTACTTGTAATTGACATCAAACTTTTGCTCGACTTCATCAACTGACTTTACCTGATACGATTTGGCCCTTTTTAATGTTTCAGTTAGGTTGTTAGTATTTGCATTGACATTGCCAAGTACAATGTAATCTCCCTGACTTACAACATAAGCACCAAATGGAAGTAAGAACATCATATTGTCAAAATGAATAACATCAGTTCCGTTATATGTGGTTTGATGATTAGGCTTGTAATCACTTACCATATTTCGTGATGATACAACCTCGCCACTTTCAATATGAATTAAAGTTATTACTCCTCTCATCTCACACCTCGATATAAAAGACCTGTTCCCTGTAAGTATTCAACACACAAATTTTTGATCTGTTTGTTGATTGCCTTATCGGTGTAGGTATCATCATATTGGATGCTCTCAATTCCGTTTGAGTAGCTCTTAATACCAACTCGCTTGTGGGTGTCTTGTTCTTGAAGTAGGTTAATCACTTTGGTTAAAAGTAACTCGCATTTCAAAGTGATGTCGCTATTTTCGTAATCGAAATCACTCCACTTGTTCATTGTGATAAAGTCTAACTTGATGTTTGCGTGAGTTAAAAAGAGGGGGAAGTCCTCTTCATCAAGGTTTCCACCATATTCTATGAATTTGTCATAACTTAACATTTATACTTCCCCTCTTCCTAAAATTATTTGCCACTCTTTGTGGACTTTTTCTTTTTATCGTCATTCTTAATAATTTTTGCCATAGTATTCTCCTATTCTGCAGAAAGAGTTAAGCCTGATAACTTAACCTCAACACTATTCTTATCGCCTGTAGCATCTGTAGCCTCAAACACAGCTGATAATGCTTTTTTAGCCTCTGTCATTTGAATAACAATAATGCCATCACTATCTAATGTTGTTGTCTTGTTATTGAACTTCAACTTAACTGTTGTTCCCTCGCTGACAGTTGCCTTTAATGCGATAAAGTTTGTGCCTTGCGACATATCAAATCCTGCTGATGTGTAATCTGCAACATACTTTAATGTTCCACTTGCAACACCATCAGTTATTGAAATACCTGTCTGCAAATCATCACAATCCTTGCCCCATAGGTCAACTGTGGCATCCTCTAATGCCGACACATTTAGCGCCGGTTTAGTTGGGTGTATAGTAGCGTATTACTTCACTACCATAGATGTTGCCTGTGCCATAGTTGTAGAATACTTCTAAAGCAATAGCATCTTTGTATGCAACTTTCTCTGCTGTGTAGTCATTAACATATACAGGCTGAGCAATTGCTTCATCCATCATAACGATTGCATCCACACCATCAGGAAGTCTTGTTGACTTGAAGATTTTGCATCCGTGATATGTTGGGATAACATCTTCGCCAATAGTTACATTTGCTGTTGTTGTTGTGTCGATGTATGTTCTTAACTCGCCATATTTAGCAGGTGAGCATACAATTGAGATAAACTCTCTGTCAATTCCGTTGTAGTAGTTGTTCTCAACGCTCTCAACTTCAACAATCATATCTTCAACAATGTCTTTGAAAGTAGCACCTGTTGATGCTGTTTCAGTACCTGTTGAATATGCTGTAGCAAAGAAAGCCTTGTCCAAATCAATTTCCATTGACTTAGCGTTACTATCTGCTCTCTTGTTTACAAGTTCCTGTAGTTTCATTTCTACAACATCAGCCTGTTCAACTTCTGTGATGATTTCTTTTCTTGTAGATAGGTTGATTGTTGTTTCAACACCCTTTAGATAATCACCGTGTCCTGCTGTTGATGCTGTTCCGTATGTTGCAGGAGTTCCGTTTTGGAACTTCTTAATCACGATAGAACCTGCGCTCATATCGCCACTATAGTTTTTGTTCTTTAGGTAGTTTGAGATAGATGCTGATGCAAATCTATCTGTCAAAACTCCATAAGCCTCATCAAGATAAAGTTTTCCTGATGGATCAAGTAATACATTAATACTTTCAGTTTTTGCCATTGTCCTGTTCTCCTTTTCTAAAATGCGTGTTTTTTAGAACTCTTAGGACTTTCTTCGCCTAACTTTTCGCTTTTACCACCAAGCGTTACATCTGCCTTTTCAACAAAGGCTCCACTGTCGTTTTCTTTGTAGTCTTTTACAAACTCATCAAAGCCAAGTAGTTTGCCATTGTCGATAGCAAATTGTTTCTCAACAGCCTTGTTGATAAAAGTCTGTTCTGCGCTCTTAGAAGAAAACTTCAAGTCTTTCATTGCATCCTTAACAGAGTTTAGATAATCTCGTTGTTTTTCAGCTTCTGCAAATTGTTTAGATTGCTCTTCGTTCTTCTTTAGTAGGTTGTCTACTTCGAGTTGTAACTCTTGAATTTTTGTTGCATCCTCGCCACTTGCTTCGAGCTTTTCTTTTAACTCTGTAATGTCTTTTTGCGATTGCTCTAATCTTTCATTTAGATTTGAGTTGTCGCTTGTGGAGTTTTCAAGTTTTGTTTTTAACTTTTCCACCTCTGCAATCGTCTTGTAGTTTTCATTGAATAACTTTCCGAACTCTTCTTTCTTATCGTCAGGAATGTCTATTCCAATGTCCTTTAGTAGCTCTTCATAATTTTTCATTGTTCGTTTCCTCCTAAAATAATTTGTAAAACGGTCTTTCTCCGTTCAAGATTACTTTTAATGTAAGTTAAAAAGCGTTCGCTAGGGTGGACTAAATAAAAAGAAAGAGGAGCCTTTCGGCTCCCCTCTCGATAAGAGAATAAACAAAGAAAAAAGATTTATGAAATTTTCGCAAATTTATTGCGAAAGACATAACCGACCTTTCCTTTATGAATGACTTTGGCTATTCCTAATTTTGAGTAGTAAAGCACATCCATCTTGCCACCTTTTTTGATTTTGTGGACTTTCTTTGTCATTGATTTATTTTTGTATAGGTTAGTTGTTTTCTTAACCTTTCTCTTCCAATACTTTTTAAATTTCGCAGGTGTACCAAATTTTCTCTTTAACTTGGTTGTTGTATCTCCCCACTTGCCTAAATAGAAGTGTGGCATATCTACTGGCGAAGTCCAATCTCCACCCCACGATAAACCAACTGACTTGAAATACTTACTAGCCCTACGCATTAAATCAGCATTGTATAATTCAGCAC